GCTAGCGCGACTACCTCGACAAGCTCAATGATGTCGCCAGGATTGCATGGCTTAATCGGTTGCCCGTTTAGGTCAAACGGGGCAAAACTCATTGCCTGCACGTCTGCCGCAATGGGACTCATGACGTAAAGCTCACCATTACGACTAGCAGCGCCAATGTTGGTTGCCGTGATTTTGTATCGGGCAACGCTGCCTTTTGTGACCTGCAGCTCTTCCAGGTCAAGCTTGATTTTGTTTTGTTCCTCTAGCCCTTTGGTAACGGCGTCCACCAAATTGCTCTGTACAACTAACGCTGAATTAATCGTGGCGTTAATACCGTCAAGGCTTACAGGTGGTGCAGCCGGTACCCATTCCAAACCGGTGTAAATGTAAAGAGTCAGTTCATCCTCTTCACTGTCAAACCACAACGCGCCTGCCTCGGGATTTAGCGGGGGCGTGTCCTGGATAGTGACACTGCCGCCGTTAGCGTCGATCCATTCAGTTACATAATCAGCGTTAGTCTTTTTGGCCAACACCTGGCCAGCGGTACCGCCAGCTTTCATGCCCGGCGGAAGCTTGGCAATGGCGTCGTCTGTGTATTTCTCAGCGGCTTTACCAGCTGCCTCGATTTCATCGTCTACATACTCAGTTTTTGCGTAATCGCCTAGATCAGCCCGGAGAGCAGCAATTAAACCATCGACATACTCGATCGTCGCGTAATCGCTTAAATCAACGATCCCGCCACTACCGCCGCCACCAGCAACAATGCCCTCCAGAGTTGTATACAGCCAGTTGTTGTAGTCCGCTTGAGACTTCAGCCCGCTTAAATCTGGTAGCCCTTTGGCCTTTCTGGCGGTTGGATTAGCAAGCGGCAGCGTTGCTGTGTTCTGCAGCGCGCCACCACCAGAACCACCGTTACCGCCACCACCACCGCCGGCGGACATCTTCCCGCCAACTGGTGTTTGCGGTGCTTTCAGACTCGTGAGCTTGCGCCAGCCAGATCCGCCCTTGGCGTAGAAATCGAATAAAGGACTGGAAGTATCGATCCAGAAGTCCCCGGGATTCCCCTCGTTGTCAGCTGGGGCATGTGGGGCGGACAAGATCGTGTTGCCATCACGCCCAGCGCGTCCAGGGAGTCCTGTGGCACCGGTGGGCCCGGTTGCGCCAGCAGGGCCAACAACGCGACCGACATTGAGCACATTGCCATCAGTCAGCCCAAGTAAAAGGTTGCCGTCGCCATTAACTATCGCCGTGTCGATGGAGATTCCGGGGGCTCCGGGGGCGCCTGCCACGCCAACGCCAGCAGCACCCGCTCGGCCTGGGCTGCCAGCAGCGCCCGGTTTGCCGTCTTTCCCAGGCTTGCCAGCTTCGCCTGGGTCACCCTTGGGGCCTGCTGTAAGCCGCAGCTCTTTAATGCGCCCGTCTGAGAGCGTGATGATGACAGTGTCCGCTGTCGGTTGCTCGATGGAGCGGATGCCAACGCCTTCTGGTCCGATCGTGCCCTGCTTCGCTTCCTGAGCGCGTTCAACCAGCGAAAGAAGTTCAAGGTCAGAAAGCGCCATTAGTTTTTAGCCTCCTCATCATTATCGTTACCTTTGGCTAAACGTTTCAGTCTGCGCTCAACTTCTGCGCGGATCTCACTGGTTTGCTCACCCTCCTCATCGTCGTCGGCCTTTGCCTTTTGACCTATGGGGTTTTCTTCGTCTTCCTCCTCACCGAGTGAGCCGCCTGCAGCAAATAGATCAGCGTTAGCCAGCTTCTCTTGACTAACTAGCTCAACCTCACGCTCAACATCGATGTTGGGCAGCACCTCGCCAGCCTTGAGCATTTCAAGCAAGCTTTCATGCGTGATTGCACCCTGCATCCAAAGCTGCATGTACTGCTGCACTTGGTTGCCGTCTAAAACTTGAGTGTCAAAGTCGCGGTCTAGCTGAATGCTTGGCGCTTCCATGTTCACGTAAGCCGCCGCAATATCGATTGCGTTCTGCAGGCACTTCTCAAGGTCCTTAGAAACGATGCTCAGCAAGCTGTCGGAGTCAGTACGGCTAAGGCGCTTGGACTCTGCAGTCTCTGCGCCCATCTTTTGCGCAAACAGAGTGGAGATGCCCAGGCTGGACATCTGCTCCTCTAGCTGTGAGATGAAGTCCTGCTGCGCAGCAAAGCTGCCTTGACCAACAGGCTCGACGTAAGAAGCCTTGCCAGTCTCAGGAAGCAAAATGGCGCTGTTAGCGCTTAAACCAATCTCGTTGTCGGTGTCGTCAAAGCCCTGCAATACAAGGATTGGCAACGCTGCTACATGGAGAGCGTGTTGCAGGTCTGCTGTGCGCTGTCCATGCAGGATGTTGAGATTGGCAATAGGCAGCATCGGCGGCTTACTCGTTAGCTCGCCAATCTTGTTGCTGTAGGTCACCGCTAACGGGATGACAGGCAGGCTGGTGGTTCCGCTCTGGTGCACGTACCAACCGCCTTCGCCTTTGCGGAACACGCGCCAGGTTCCTTGCTCTAAGACGCGGATCTGACGAACAACCTCATCGCCAAACTCACCAATCTCCTGGCTGACGTACTCATTGATCCGAACCTGGCCAATGGGGCTGATGGGTGAGTCGTCGGATTTGCGCCAGCCAAGAACATCCTTGGCGTCTACCTCGATGAAGTAAGGACGCAGGCCAAGATCACGCTCTTCCTGCAGGTTGGCCGCTGCCTCTGTGTTGGGCATATCTATTAACACCGCCGCATGACCCCAGAGGATGCTGCTGATGGCTAAGCGACGGGCAAAGGTATCAAGGCTGGTGCCGTAGCCGTCTACGTCCTCGATCCATGTTTCCCAGTAAGGATCAACCTCGCCTTCCTCTTCCTTGGATACCAATTGGCAAGGCTTACGCAGGATTAGCCCGGCTGCTTGCTCTGCTAATCGGGTCAGGAAAGGTGACAGCGTGGCGTGGCTAACACGCCTGCGCCATGCGTCGTAATCCTCTTTGGGCTCACGAGGCAGAAAGACTTGAGCGTTTTGCCTGAAATATTGAGTACCACCAACACAGCAATCAATAGGCACCCAGGATTCGGACATGGCCATTACAGGGCCACTAATCCAACTCGGGTCTGATCCTGGTGTTGTTTCAGGTGCCGGCTCTAATACGGCATTACCCATTGACGGGCTGTAGACGCCTGACGGATAGCTATTTGCCTCAGCCACAGACAGCCCACAGCTTCATCCCTAAATGATAATCGCCCTACCTAACGGAAACTGCTGGCTGTCCGCGCACCTGTGGTCAACACAGTTACGCAGGGCTGTTGTATCAACTGTTTGCCCAGCGTCGGACAGTGGAGCTGGACACGCGGTAGCGCTTGGCTATTTCGGCGTAGGTGTGTCCGTTGCGATGTAGGCGCTGGATGCGGGTGCTACGGCTTTCTGTCGCGTATAGCAAGAGCAGGACAGGAAAGAGCAGTAGGACCGACACCCACGCGAGTGTGGTGCAGATCATGGTCCTAGTTGTGAATTGGATGGACCCAGCCCCCAGGACTCACTGCCTCCCGGTTAGGGAGAGGTTGGCTGAGCTTTGGATCCACTAATGACAATAGCATTGCTGTTACGCCTACGCAACCGTCTATGTAGCTCCCACGGTGAGACTCTGCCGAGTAACCATGGATTGCCTTTAAATCACCTTCAGTGAAAATCCAAGCGTTGGCTGTTGCCGCAGCCACCCTTGCCGTTGCCGCGCCGGCTCTACCCGCGCAGGCGCGTGGCCAAAACATGATTAGGCCCGACATCAATCACGCTGCCAAGACCCACTGCAACGCACTGCGACGCGGCGCTAACTGGGCACAAGCAATCCGCGCGGGCATGCAAACCCCTTATGGCCAATACTGGTACGCCGCAGCCAACGAAGAAAATCGAAGCTGGCTAGCCGGGGAATACGCAGGCGCTTTGCGAGTGCTGTGCCCAACGATCGAAGAAAGGGCTCTGAACGCCCATAGGCGCAATCGAGATGGCGGCGGCTCGCGCTACACAGGCGGCAACACCACGATCAGCGAAGACCCCTTCGAGTTCTAAATACAAGAAAGGCCCCTTTCGGGGCCTCTCAAGGGCGCATTGCTGCATCGGCCGGATTCCCCTAGGGCGCCACCCCTCGGGCTCACGATTGCGCTGCAGTGTCTCCGAAGAAAGGCTGCAGCACCGAGTGCCTTCAAGCTACCAGATCTGACCAACACGAGCCTTGGAAGATCCAGTCTTCCAGGGCTTCACTTGGTTCATTGCGCTCAAGATCAAATAGCCGCAGCCATCGATCCAGTGTTCAAGGCCTGGCGTCTTGTCCACAACGAAGTCCTCAGCGCCTTCCTTGAACGTGACGCTACGGAAGCCCTTGATGGTGTTCTTGCACCTCGGGTGGACGTACATCCTGCGCTCACCCTCAGCATTCTTGATCAGCCAGTTAGTGGCGTTCAGCCTGTCTTTCACGGCCCATGGTGCTTTCGGTGCAACGACCTTGAGCCCGTACTTCCGCAGGATGCCGTGGTCAGTCACACCAGCTGCAGCTGTCTTCCTGGCTTGGCCTGTCGGGTCGGGATAAACAACAATCTCTCTGTGCGGCCAGCGCTCACGCAGCATCTGCGCCACCTCGTCGGTGTTTGAGTTCTTGACCGCGATCTCATCCCAAATGTGCAGCTGATCCTGCACCTTGCTGCAAATCACGCCGGCCATGATTCCCACGTTGAAGTCCAGGCCAACAAGGATCGGACCGCCGGTATCGGCCACATCCTCAGCCACGTTGCTTTCGTCGAACTCAGGGAACACGCGGCCAGAGAACGTCTCGAAGCTGGCCAGAAACTCCTGCTTAAACGTGCGCTCATCCAGCGTGCGCTTCGCTAACTCAACCTCTTCAGGCGGCACGTTGCCACCCTCGATGGTGTTGTAACTGAACGTCTGCCAATCAGGCTCAGTCTCTGCCTGTTCGTACCACTCGTGGAAATGGTTATACCCGCAGGGCGTGCTGATGAAGATTGCATTGCCGCGCTGGTCAGCTAACGCAGGGCGAATGACCATCTCCCAGCAGTCAGGCGGGATATAAGCGGCCTCGTCAAGGATGACATTAGAAAGCGAATTTCCCCTGAGCGAGTCATAACGGTCGCCGCCTTTCAGCTCGATGCGACTGCCGTTAGTCAGCTCGATGCTTAGGTCTACCTCGTTCTTTTCAGCAAATAGCTCACGAGGCACCATGGCCTTGAGCTGTCGCCAAGCAATGGACTTGGCTGCTCTGTAGGTCGGGGCCAAGTACCAGTTGAGGCTGCCTGATTTCTGTGCTGCCCAGACGATTAGCTGGACAAGGCTTAAGTGCGTTTTGCCGAAGCGGCGACCTGCAGCCAGCATTCTGAAACGTGCTGGATGGTGGAACACGTCGTTCTGTGGTCCTGTTAATCCAGAGACCAGCTCATCAGCGAAGGGGCGCAGGTCAGTCTCGGTGACCACTACCTCTGGCGGCTCTAATAGGAACCCACCAGGGCAGTTGGCCAAGATGCTCATTCCTTATCTGCTGTGTAGGGCTCGTTCATGATCTGCTCTAGGTACTCGTCAGCATCCTCAGGGATCTGAGATTCTTTGGGCTGAGAGGAGCATGCAGCGAGGGCCACGGCAATGGCTGCTGCGAATAGAAGGTGTTTCATTGGTGACTAACAGGGCTGCTCGTAAGCGCGCTCTGCTTGGCGCTTGATGCTGGCTTTGAGGTAACCCCACTTGTCTTCGACGAGGTGGTGACTGCTGACGTAGGTACAGGCAGTGATCCCGTCCTGTGTCAGGCACATGCGGACAGTGCCATCA